GCTGGCCGGGCTGGCGGCGGTGCCAGCGATCGTCGGGCCGGCCGACGACGAGACGGCTACCGACATGCAGCTGGCGGAGAACATCCAGCGCCAGGATCTCGACCTGGCTGAGCTGGCCCGGGCGGTGCGGATCCTCTACGACCGGCTGGGCACACTCGACAAGGTGGCACAGCGGGTGAAGAAGTCGAAGGCCTGGGTGTCGAAACACCTGGCGTTGTCCTGCGAGGGGTTCGCCTACGAGGCGCGCCAGCTGCTCACGGACGGCATCAGCGAAGACCTCGAGCTGCTGACAACGTTATCGCGCCTATCCGAACTCAGCTGGCAGCAGGGAGATGCCCTGACCAAGGCGATCCGCGCCGGCACGGCCAACCGGGCCACGGCGCGGAACATGCTCAAGCAGGCCAAGATCGATGCCGACACGGACAAGAAGCGCCAGGCCAAACAGCAGGAGCAACTGAACCGCGAGAGGCAGCAGCGGATCGACGACGCGAGGAACCAGCCGGACACGGTCAGGCCGTCATGGACGCTCAAGCGCGCTCTGCAGAGCCTGGATACCGCCTGCCTCTACCAAGACACCGTCGACCCGGTGGCCATCTTCGACAGCTACACGGAAGAACAACGCGCCGAGATCGACGAACATCTGAAGGGTTTCCACACCCAAGGCACGGAAGCCGCCGCCTTCACAGTCCTGGCCCACCTGGCCAACTACGAAAACGAGCATTTCTACGTAGAGGTCATGGCCTGCGCCCTGGGCATGACCGGGCAGGCCTGGACGATCTATGCCTTCCTGACCGCCCTCAAGGTGGCCAACCGCTCGGCTGCGGAAGCGGACGAATCGACAGCGCCGGCGCAAAACGGCTAGACTGGCAGCAGGAGGCCACCATGACCGAGAACGTCGAAAATCTGATCCTCGAGCACCTGCGGACAATCCGCGCCGACATCGCCAAGCTGGGCGAGAAGGTCGAGACGCTGACCCAGCGCGTCGGCTCCCTGGAACGCCATAGCGCCACCTTACACGACGACATGGCCGGCGTTCAACTACGCCTTGATCGACACGAAGCGCGCCTCGATCGCATCGAAAAGCGGCTGGAGCTGCTGCCGGCGTAAGGCCGGCCGAAAATGAAGAAGGCCCGGGAAACCGGGCCTTTTTTCTGGGGAAGCCGATCAGTAGTAGCCGGCGATCCGATCGAAGCCGAGACCCTTGACGCTGCCGGTCTGCCACTTGCGCAGCAGCTTGATTTCGTCGTGGCGCATGACGCGATGACCGCGGCATTGATCCTCCCAGAGAATCTGCACCAGCTCGGCAAACTGGCTTGCGCTATACCAGGTGCCACGCCATTTGCGATGACCGAGCAGGCGGCGAATCAGCCAGTAGGCAAAGACCAAAAAGCAGACGGCGCCAAGAACGCCGGCGCCGAACCACAGATACCACAGGCCATTCGCGCCGAGCCCAGAAGCCACCAACCACAGCAAGCCCTCCGCACTCATCGCATGCCCCCTAAAAACCATGACAGCTAAAATGATATTCCCGCGGACCGCCGAGACGCACAGCATTAAGTCACAGCCGAGCGTCCGGCCGCCGTCCGTTCCTCGCTACGCTGTGGTACGGGCGGCGGCCGGACGCTCGCGTTACGTCGGGTCGACAACGAGCTTCCGCGTCTGCAGCATCAGCAGGATCTCGGTCTTCGACTCGCCTTCGTTCTTCGGCCTCAGGAAGGCCGGCAGCCAGGTGAAGCCGACCGACTCGCCGGTGGTCTGCGCCGAGTCGAGGCCACCGATGATGACGACATCGTCGCTGGCCACGCCCACCGTCGTCATCAACTGACGCTTGGTCAAGGTCGGGCTGCCGTTTACGCCGGTGCTCGTCTGGACGAAGTTGGAGATCTCCTGGCTGATCTGCAGGTCAGTCGATTTCTCACGGATCTGCGGCGTCAGCGAGAGGATGACGCCCGACGACTTGTACTCGACAGACTGGACCGCGGCACCGTTCTGGTTGTACTGGACAGCCCCGAGTATCGGCACGTCGTTACCGACCGTCAGACGAGCGCTGGCGCCGTTCCTGACGCGAAGATTGGGTGCCGATACCACCTTGAAGCGCCGATCGGCCACCAGGGCGTCGAAGACAACGGAGAAGTCGGCCCGCTTGAAGACCGCCGAGTAGTCGCCGGCGACCACGGAACCCAGCTTGGCCGCCACCTGGCCACCGACCAGATTGACGGCCAAGCCGATGGCCGAGCGATCGACACTGTCGGTCGACACCTCGAAGACGACAGCCTTGACCAGCAACTCGGCCTCGGCCGTGTCCAGCTCAGCCAGCAGCTTGCGCAAGCGCAGCTGCTCGACGTCCGAACCTTTGAAGACGACGACATCGGGCTGCTTGTCAATCGCCGAGAAGGCCGAGGTTCCCGAATCGACCGCAGCGGGCACAGACGCCCCGCCCTGGGCCTGCGACATCGCCCCCGATGCCGCGGCCCCGACCAGCTGGCCAACGACCTGCGGGAGGCCGCGCTGCGTGCCGAACGCCCCCGACTTGAAGAAGGGCGAAACCGCATCGACCAAGTAAGTCGCAGCGCGATAGTGCGGCCGATAGACGAAAACCTCTTCGGCCGCGGCCGAGCGTTTCGACAGCCAATCAACCCCATCGACCGACTCGACAACGATGCCGGCCTTTGCCAGCACCGAGCGGAAGACGGCCGAGGCCTTGGCCGGCGAGACGTTGCGGAGATCGAGCGACACGGACTGCAGGCCTTCGCCCAGGTCGCTGCGCAGCACATAAGGGCGCTTCTCGACCTCGGCATAGACGAGCTTGACCAGATCGACGACGCGCACGTCATCGAAGACCAAGGAGACGCGCGGATCCTCGGCGGCGGCGGCGCCGGCGAGCACCGCCAGAACGATGGCAGCGAGGCGCTTCACCGGGCCAGGCCCTTGGCCAGGTTGGGCACCATGCCGCGCTGCCCCTCGCCACCCGACCAGCTGCCGACGAACTCGCCCGTAGGTAGCTGAACCTCGGCCGACATCGCCGACATCTTCACAGGCGCATTGACCAGGTAGCGCAGGCGGCCGCCTTCGCCACCGACCGCGACGACCAGGTCGGGACCGCGGGCGAAGTAGCCAACGACGCGCAGCGCTTCGACCACCTCCGGCGGCTTGGCCTTAGCATCGGACTTATCTACGGACGCCGGCTGTGGCTTCGCGGCCTTGTCCGCTGCGCTCGGCTCGGCCGCCTTGCTTTGCTCAGCTCCCTTGGCGCCGATGTTGTGCCAGGCACGGTATGCGAAGAACAGGCCGCCGACGATGGCCACCACGGCCAAGGGCAAGCCGACCTTGAACAGCGCACCCTTGAGCACATTACCCCGGCCGTCCATGGCCTCTTCCTTACCGGCGCCGCCGTCCTCGGCCTGGCTGTAGCTCGAATAGAGCGCGAAGTACTTCGGGTCATACTGCTTGAACATCTGCCGCGGCGGATCGCCGCGCAGCTCGGCGCCCTGGTAGATATCGACGCGGTAGCGCTTCTGGCTGCCCAAGGCCGTCGCCTTGTCCATCCGATACGTTTCCTCAATGACGCCGCGGATCGACACGTTGATGTCGTTGATGCGCTGCGAGATCAAGGCCACGTCGCAGGTGCGCTTGGTCATCGGATCGACGAAATGGCGGTGCATGCGAAAGAAGTTTTGCGCCCGGGGATGGTTCCTCTCGAACTGCTCGCGAACCTTCCAGAAACGCCAGATTTCATCGAGCGCCACCAGGTCGCCCGGGCGGATGAAGGCCTCGATGCCCTTGGCGGCATCGTCGTCGTTCAGCCAGAAGTCATCCGAAGCGACTTGCTCATTGGTGACCACGACCAGGTCACCGATATCGGCCGGCGCGGTACCTTCCTTTTCCAGAAGCTCGCGCATGGCCTCGTAGTTGAGGCCGGCGATGTTGGAGACGACACGGCGGCCGCGGCGCAGCGCGCCGAGGATGACATGCGAAACGACTTCATAGGACTTGCCGCTGCCCATGCGGCCGACATAGGCGTTGATGGCCATGTCAGCCGACCACCGGCAGACGGCGGATCAGGAAGCGCGACACCCAGGCCGAGATGACCAGGGGCAGACCATAGGCGATGTTGAAGCTGTCGAGGAAGAACCAGACGCCGCCGGACAAGTTGCCGAAAGCCGAGTTGAGGCCACCCGAAGAGACAAAGCCGCCAAGGTAGCTGATGACCACCGGGACAAGGATCAGCACGGCGGCGAAGATGGCCGTGAAGACAACCGCCTTAACCACGACGGCGCGCAACAGCCAGACGAACACGGCATACAAGACGGCTTGCATATCAGGCTCCGAGAACGACGAACAAGGCGACCAGGGTCCAGAGGACCACCGAGGCGGCCGACAGCTCACCCGCATGCGCCGACCACAGCGCGCAATGGGCATCGAAGACGAAATGCCGGCCCAAGGCATCGAACTCGCCGGTCGGGCACTGCGAGACGTGGCCAGGCAGCTGCCAGCTGAGAAGGCCGCCAAAGGTGTTGCCGAAGCCATGGTCAAAGGTCGGAATCGCCGGATCGGCCGGCGGCGTCCCTGTCGAGTCGGTCAGGTCGTGGTGAAGCTGGTCGAGCTTCGGTGTCACAATCGCCGCCGCGCCCGCGGCTTCGCCGGCGCGAGCGTAATCACTGGGGAAAATGATCGGCTGTGACTGATTATTCACCGACGCCGTCGAGGCTGGCGTCAGCGAGATACTGCCGGCACCTATCGACTGATCGACCGCATAGGGCACCATCGACGTATTAGTTTCCATCGTCATAGTCCGCAGCTGATCCGGCGCCACCTGCTCCTGATATTGCAGCGCAACCGAACCATTTACGGCCGACACGTCTAAGGTCGCTTTATTGCCGTTGGCCGTCGTCACACCCTCGAAGCGGATCGCGGGCATCGAAGCAAACTTCGCCACATCAGCAGCCGACCAATCCGGATCAGTCGAATCGGCCGACCAACCCCCAGACGGCGAGCCCTTAATGCGCTTGACACCGTCCGGCTGTTCCGCTTGTACCGACACCAGATTGTCAGTCGTCACGTACGCACTATCCGAGCAGCCGCGACCGCTCGTCGCGAACGTCACATAATAATAAGCGCCGCTGAACCCGTAGTCAGGCGGGCAATGCGTCCAGACGTTGGCCGCATTGGCGTAGCTGTTCCAAGCCGCGATATATGCCACACCGGCTGCCGCTGCATCAGTCGTCTTCGGACTAGAGAACGTATGCGCCACGCCATCGGCCGACTGCGACGCAGCCATCGAAACCGACGACTTCCACCACTGCGACACGACAGGGCCTTTAGTCAGGTCATTATTCGCCGCCGACGTGACCGACACTTCATAAGTCGCCGGAGCTGTACCGCCCACCGACACTACCAGCGAGCCCAACACACGAGCGGCATTCAGCCACGACATGAAGCCCGTCACCCAGCTCGCATCGTTCGCAGCAGTTCCCACCGTCATGATCGCCACTTTGCCGACCTGACGCACAACCAGAGATTCCACCACCGAAGACGCCACATCCCAGAACAGAACCGCTGGAAAAAAAGCCGACGCAGCCATAGCCACGCCCACCAGGACCACCAGCAACACCGCCTGTCGCCTAATCATCGCAGAAGCCCTTGATCGCCGCCCAGGCGCAGAGCAGGCCCCACAGGGCGCAGCCGAAGTACCACCAGTCGTTCGCCGACACGATCGTTATCCTTTTCGCATGCGAAAAAAAGGGCCGCCCGGCTCATGCCCAGACGGCCCGACCCCGCCGCCTCGATCAGAGGCTCTTGACGGCGTGCAGCACGAACTTCGCGGCGCGCCAGACGATGTACACGCCGATCATGATGGCGGCCACGGCGAGCAGCGCGGCATTGACGGTGGAGAAGTCGACCGCAGCGGTCAGGGCGGTGACATCGACGGCCGCGGCGAAGGCCGGCATGCCGACCAGGGACAACAGCGAAGCGAGCGCAAGAACAGCGTACTTTTTCATGACAAACCCCTTTACAAAGATGCCGGGCGAAGGCCCCCGGCTTGCCCTCCGACTCATGCCGAAACCTTAGAAGCGCCGCACTGCATTGACGACGACGCCGATATTCTTGGAAACGAACCACAGGGAAAACACCGTGGTGAAGAAGAAGGCCCAAATCAGGCCAGCCTGCACCGGATCGAAGGCCGTGCCGAGGCCGGCGGCGTTCTGCAGAGCGAGGACGGCCGATTGCAGCGCCGTTATATTCGAGGCATCCGAGGCCTGGCCGCTCTTCACCGTGGTCAACGTCGCACTCAGGCTCGGCACCGTGGTCGTGTTGAGCACCGAAACCACCGGATCGAGGTTGCTCGACACGTCGGTCGAAGTCACGCCGGCACTGGCCAGCGCGTTATTAACGTTGGTCTTGGTCGTGCTGTTAGCCGCTTGCGCGTACATCACGTAACCGCTCGCCGCGCAGTTGGGCGGCGACAACGTCGAGGACTTGACGAGCACCAGGTACGAAGTCCGCGTACTGGCACCCGACGTCGAATAAGCCCAGATCAGAACCGGGTCCATACAGGCCGACGCTTCCTGAAACTGGGACTGCGCTTCCGCCCCAAACGAAACGAAGGCGGCCACCAGGATGACGAGAGGCTTTTTCACGATCGATCAGTACCGCGACGAACGACGATCCACGAGCCGCTGCACGTAGGCCTGACGATCCGGGTGGCCGTCCAGGAAGCCCCTAAGCCTCGCAGTCGCTTGCGATCCCGCCGAACCCCCGACATAGCGCTTGAACTCGCGCTTGCCTTCATTCGCGAAAGCACCGCCACCGCCCGGGTTCGGGTCATAACAGCCCTCGATCCAGCGCAGCAGTATCTGCACCGACCGAAACACAACATAGGTCCCGGCAAGACTGGCGGCAACCGCCGTCACCGCTACCACCACCGGGCCGAAACTGATACCACCCACCAACCCCGTTAGAACCGGCGCAGCCATTGCGTTCCCCTTTCCTCAATCCTTAGCTCGAACCTCAGACCACACGACCGCCGCGACGTACAGCCCCGTCGCACCGAACAACGCACCCGTGACGAAAACTGACCACATCAACACGCTGTCCATAGCTCAGTACCTCCGCACGCCGACCCACCGAACCACCCACCACACGACGATCAGCACCACCACCGCAAGGCCGATCGACCAAGCCAGCCCGAGGCCCTTGAAGACGTGGTAGAGGGCTCCGTAGATCGCGCCATGGATCAGGGAACTGGCGACCTGGTGGCCGAACCAACCAAGGCCGCCATGAACCGATGCCTGAGACAGGGCAGCGAACATCAGGCCTCGATCACATCCAGCTGAATCTGCGCCGTGTGCACGGTCTTGATTTCCCCGTTCTCGTCGGGCTTCAAGTTGAAGCTGCGCGGGAATCCGTTGACACGAATCACACCCTCCCAGTCCTCCCCCGGCGAACCGACCGCGGTCTTGCTGCGCAGCTCGATGGTGATCGGGTGCGAGTAGGCATCCGGCGCCGGCAGCTTGGCCACCGTCAGGAAGATGACGCCGTCCTTGGTGTTGATCTTGCGCCGGCTGGCAATGCGACCGGCGATGTACATCTGCCCCATCGGCAGGGATTTGAGAGCAGGTTGCTTGAGCGGTTGAATATCAGCCATGGTGATTCCCTTCGAGATTTAGGCCGCAGCCTTGAGTTGGCCCCAGGCAACGGGGCAGAAGTTGAAAACACTGTTGTTGCTGACGGGCTTGAAGCAAAGGCGCTTGTCATCCCGCAGCGGCCGGAAGTCGCGCGGCAAGGCCGAGTCGTTGGCGACGATGAAAACGTCGGAGGACAACCACGAGACGGCGGCGTCGACCAGCTTCTTGCGGTTCAGGTAGAACCGGGATCTCGAATACTCGACGCGGATCATGTCTTCGCCCCGGACCGCCAGCTGCAGCCAGAAAGAGAAGAGCGCGTTCGCACTGCGACGGCCATAGAGCTGATTCAGCCGTGCTTTGACGGCATCATGGTTGCGGACAGTTTCCATTTCGGTTTTCCCCTCACGTAGGAGCTTGAAGACTTCGGTGTCATGGACCTTCTTCAGGTAATCATCGGTGACTTCGGAGACCAGGGGAAAACGCCCCTGGAAGTCGTAGCTGAGCTTGTCGCTGTGAATCTCGACCTCGACACGGAGGCGGTTGTCGGCAAGGCGCTGGAGCGCAATCATTTTCTTGTCCACCCACTGGTGGATGTTTCGATGCAACGAATCCTGCAGGCCTGGCCGCGGGTCGCTGCGATCGTGATCGGTCGGGCGCTCGTCGCCCTGCTGCTTATTCGAATAGACGGTCAGGGAATGACGCAGCCGACTGCGATCGTGTTCCTTGAACTCGGGACCCTTGTGGTAGAGCTTCAAGGTCGTGTGCGCCCCGGGGAAGTAGACGGCATTGACGCCGTATTTGGCCGACTTGGCGGAGCGGCGCGGGAACTTGCAATGGCTGATGCCACGGAAGAAATCGGCGATCGCCGCCGGCGAGAGGCGATAGACCTCGGCCCAGTCGACGCGGCGGACTTGCCAGAGGCCGGCACTCGGCAGCATGTCCTGGTCGGCGCCGAGCAGATCGCCGAGCAGATCAATGAACAGGGCGATGCGGATCTGAAAGTCGGTCGGGCCGCCGTAGACGTTCTGGCCGTAGAAGAACTTGTGCAGGCTGGCCTCGACAACGATGTACGGCTCGCAATCGACCTGGCGTATGCCCGCCCCTTGGTCGATCCAGTCGGAGCGCATGACGCGGAAGCTGACCCGGCTGTCCCACGAGCCGTCGAGCTCGCCGGTAGTGATTTCGTAGAGGATTTCGCCGCTGCCGAGGTCGATCCCCTGGCGCAGGATCGACTGATGTTCAAGAAATGTGGCGATTCCGTCATTCACGAACGGCGAGCGCAGTTTTACCGTGTCGAGACCCATCAGATGCACCCCGTACAAAAACGAGCCGAATCCCGTAAACGGGACTGATCTGCGGTGCTACTACGCAGGCAGATCAGATTTGGCGCCTTTGCTGCGGTGCAATATCCGGGGCATTCTTGCACCGCATAAAGAGAAGGTTTCACAGCGGCTTCGCCGACAGAAACAGGGGTGAAACTGTCCGTGGACGTCGGGTCGACGGCGATGCCGTAGGGGTTGGCGGTGCAGCCGGGGTAGAAGTACATGGCTAGAATTCCCCTTTTTGAATAGGGGAAACACCATGACGACTGCGCAAGCGAACCTCCCGGAGTTTCCGGAAGAGTTCTTCAACCTGATCCCGAAAGACTTGCTCTGCGACCTGGCCGCCGCTGCCATCTTCATCGGCACTGAACTCGCCCAGCTGCCCACACCCTGCAGACGGGCCATGGAGATCAAGCTCGAGGCGGAACTGCGCAAGCCGCCGGAGAATCTTGACCTTCTGGCGCAGTGCATCCTGCACATCACCTTGAACACGTCCCGAGACGCCACCTTCCCCCAGCGACTGGTCGACGTTCTGGCGCAATGACACGACGCAGCAGCGACCCGGGAAGCGGGCTACTTCAACGGTCTTTGGCATCAGGCTGACCTCACAGGAGAACCACCATGACGACGGGGAAAATCGATCTTTGCGATCTCCGCGAAGAAATGAGCGATGCTGTCCTGGCTGAGCTGATAATCGGCGCCGGCGCTATCGCGGCGAGCTTCAAAGAACTTCCGCAGAGCGCACGTCGCACAATCTGGGATGGCCTCAAGGCCACCCTGGCGCTGCCCAAGGAAATTTGCCCAGACGGCGCAAAGTTCCTCGTGGAAGCGGTTCTCAACAGCTCCAGCACACCGGGATTCAACGCGTGGCTGCTCAACTACATCGGAACGCTCAGCAAACACGATTAACCCTCCCTGAGATTAGGGGCAAAGCGGGAGCCCAACCGCTCGACACTTCATCCCACCTGGCGCAACCCGGGTCAATGACTTCGTAGTCGTCAGACTTGAAGCCAAATTCGCGCAGCTCGAAGCCGAAACACCAGTCGCCATCCGGCCACAGGACGATCGAATCGGGCGGCATCAGGCCAACCTCGGGCCGCTGCAGACGGCGTAGCACATGCCCCACATGACGGGGGTGCTCGAGCGGCGGTTGCCGCCCGACTGGGCGGCCAGGCAGTAGCGCAGTTCCCGGCGCAGGTTGGCCAGGCTGATGCGGACCACTCGCTGTGACTGTTCCCCTTGGCGCATCACGACACCCTCCGTAAAATCAAACCGGTAACCACACACTGTTCAGGGACATGCCCATGACAATCGACGACCGCGAATACAGCAGAGACCGCGCCCGCGCCCTGTTCAGCCTCGATGAAGAACACAAGGAACGGCGGCTAAGCTCAACCCGGGCAAGGTTAGAAAGAGCACTCGGGAAGAAAAACGAACAAGTCGACACGAACGACTTTGACTTCGACTTGGACTTGGACTTACACCTCATCCCATCGCTGTTCACCCACCTGCTGATCTGGCTCTGCATCATCGTCGTCGTGTACTTCGCCTTCGATATCTTCCAAATCGACTTCAAAAGGGACCCGCCCATGACAACCACCCTATTACTCGTTGCCATCTTCGCGCTGGCCATCCTCGCGATCGCCGTCACTTCCGCCCAACGCCGCACCGCCGAAAAATTGACCACGATGCACGACCATGTCACCGAGCTAAGCCTCATCAGCATCGCCGCAACACTCGCCGCGCCACATCTCAGCCCAGACCCAGCCCACGTCGACGAAAACCTGCTAATCCTTCGCCACTGGACACGCTTCACAAAAGAATCACTCAACCGCACCACCTGATTCCCCTTGCACTGGCCAGACAGGCCGGCTATCGTTGGCGCACTGATAATTCAGTAGCACCAAAATTTCAGTGCGACCATACCGCACCGAAATTTCAGAGTCAACAGGAGGATGTCATGGAACTCGTGACCTACATCACGCAAGCCGAAGAAAAGGCCAACGGGCGGACAAAGCTGGCCCAATTCCTCGAAGTTCGCCCGAACTACCTAACCGACGCGAAGGCAGGGCGATGCGGTCTTCCTGCCTACGCCTGCGTCAAGCTCGCTCAGCTACTCGGCGAAGACCCGACCCGGGTCATCGCCGCATCCGAGCTGGTCACCGAGAAGAAGGACGAAAGGCGGGCCGTCTGGCTCCCTTTTGTCCAGGGGACTGCGAACGCTGCGAAGACCGCCGCTGCGAACGAACCCCACCTCATTGAGGGGCCGCATCATGTGCCATTATGCCGCCCGACCATGAATCCCGACCCCGATTCCTCGCGCCGCTTCGGTGGCATCGGCCGCCTCTACGGCGATGCCGGGGCGAGCCGCATCGCCGCCGCCCACGTCTGCATCGTCGGCATCGGCGGCGTCGGCTCCTGGGCGGCAGAAGCGCTGGCGCGCTCCGGCGTCGGCCGGCTGACGCTGATCGATCTCGACCACGTCGGCGAATCGAATATCAACCGCCAGGTGCATGCCCTCGACGCGACTCTCGGCGAGGCCAAGGTGAGCGCAATGGCAAAACGCATCGCGGCGATCAACCCGCACTGCCGGATCGACACGATCGAGGACTTCGTTTCCCCGGAAAACGTCGCGACGCTGCTGCCGGCCTGCACTGCCGTCATCGATGCGATCGACCAGGTGCGCGCCAAGGCGGCGCTGATCGCGCATTGCCGGCGCGCCGCCACGCCGGTGGTGACGACGGGCGGCGCCGGCGGCCGGCGCGATCCGACGCGCATCGAAGTGGCCGACCTGTCGCGCACGACGCAGGATCCGCTGGCCTCGAAAGTGCGGGCGCGGCTGCGCCGGGAATACGGCTTCCCCCGTGAGCCGAAGACGAAATTCGGCGTCGATTGCGTCTTTTCCCAGGAGCCCATCGTGCGCCCGGCTGGCGCCGGCTGCGCTGTCGGCGATCCCGGGCCGCAGGGCCTGAACTGCGCCGGCTACGGTTCGGCGATGACCGTCACCGCCGCCTTCGGCCTGGCCGCGGCGGCGCGGGTGCTGGCCCGGCTGGCGGC